TAATTATTCATTACGCACTGAGCATGTCGCAACTAATCATCTAAGTTTGTTTTACAATGATGGCGATATTCCATACTACAACATCACTCTAGAGGAGTATGAAATAACCTCAAGAGAAGAAATCATGTTTAAAATAAAAGAAACTAGCCAGTCATTGAGTGATATATCATGATGGGTAATACTGAAGACTTGCTAAAAGAGATCATAAAGATTCTTAGAAGGTTGGAAAAGAAGTGGAAGCAATAGCACCAATAGACAAAGAACAAAACGAACGTATCGTTTGGTGTGAGAGACTACTGTATCTTATTGTTCTTCTTCAGTTTCCACAACTTGCGTCATTAATTTAATCTCTGATCGCAAAACCTTTTGTGCAAAATCACTAATATTATTTCTAGCAACAAGGGCCGCCATTAATTGTATAGATGTTGATTCGCTAACACTATATTTTTCTCCTAGTTTCTCTTCAATTGCTAATTGAATCCATTGTGATCGTGATGATTGGTAAGAAAGTTGAGATTCTATCTCACTAACCAGTGTCTTTGGTAGATTAACTGAGATATTTTCCTTTCTAAGTGCGTGTGCTTTGCGTGGGCGGCCTAGTTTCTTCAAGGTTCTTCACCTGTCAATCTAACTTCACAATTAGTACAGAACCATTCACATACTAAACTATCGTATGCCGGTTCGTCAACGCCGCATTCGTGGCATTTATTTGGAATAAAATCAACTGTATGCATTGGGAATCTCATCTAATCCACCCCAAGTCATCATATCTTGCTAAAGTGTCAATGTGTTCAAGAGTTATTGCTAGAAATTCTCTGACCATTTGAACTTTCAAAGTAACTTCTGTATCATAATTTTCATTATGTGCTTGTACATCCCATAGTTTTCGTCTAATTTGTGCTATCATATCGGCCATTTTCGCCCATTCTTTTGCGTCCATGAACAGTCCTACGGCTGTTTTACTTATATAATTAATTGATTAAAGAAAGTTTTAACCTAGTTTTGCCGCTAGGTGTTGCGTATTTCAGTGGAAATCCCTAGCGCAGAGCATAGGTGTATAGCGACGAGTGTAGGCGCATTACTATAAACTACCTCCTATCATGATAGGTTTATGGTAAGAAAATCTGATTCATTCTTTATCCGCCAGACTTTGAACATAGACAACACAGGAACTTTCAAACAGACTCCCCTAGATTTAGGTGCGTATGTTGATGCACTAGGTAAGAGTGTCTTGAGAGTTCACAATATCGCAGTAACATTTAGCGACTCCGCCGGAAATGCTGTTCAAGTAACCGCCGCCGGCGATAGTGCCGCGGCACAATTCCAATTAACTACCCAATCTCAAGGCGATACTGTACTATCATCCAACCGATCTATTATTGCATCAGGCATTGTATACGCGGTTAACCAATTTACAGGTGATGAATTCCCCCAACTCAGTCATGATATGGATGTATTACCCCAAATGTGGACAAACGGTTACTTAGTTGCTGTTGACACGATTTATCTTGGCGGAGAGGCTTCTACCGGATGGGCTGAGGATGTTTACTGTTCTGTAACTCTTGAGTGTACTGTTGAAACTATGTCCGAAGCGTCCGCTATGGCTCTAGCACTATCCCAACAAGGCGCATGAGGTGGTTAGTATAGCCACCGTTGAGCAAATGGCTGAGGATTACCTCACGCAACAGGGCGAGGCTCTATGCGGCGTTATGGCTCAGGCATTGATTGAGAAAGGAGTTCCTTCACCAATCGCAAGAGCCTTGGCAAATAGAGCATGCAAACCCGCTGTACGATCAGGATCGCAAACTATTGTTCAAGGTGCCAAAAAAGCAGTAAAAAGAACTACTAGCGCGTACAATCGTAAATACAAAGCTGCTTTCAAGAAACTTGCACCTAAGTATAAGTTAAAGTCGGGCAAGTGGAAAAAGAACGGTTTCAAGTCGGCAGTAAAGGCGGCTCACAAGGCGGTGAAGAAATGAAGAGAACAGGAAGATATCTAACATTGTCAAATGACATTAATTCGTTGACACCACCAGGGTCAATCGCATCTAGTGATTATCGATTGACAACTATTTTTAGCGATGATCGTGAAAACTATGGTTGGAAGATTGTAGATATTAAGCAATTATTTCCAATTGGAGCAACAGCAAGGCCGGGAGCATGGGCGTTAATGTCCATCAGACCGGATTCATTTGAAGATGCGACTACATTTTCTGTATGGGCGGCAACTCGTCAACCGTTTGATAATTCTTTGATTGGGACTTTTGTATTATCAATAGGCGATAATTATTCATTACGCACTGAGCATGTCGCAACTAATCATCTAAGTTTGTTTTACAATGATGGCGATATTCCATACTACAACATCACTCTAGAGGAGTATGAAATAACCTCAAGAGAAGAAAT